ACCGGGATATAATTGGCCTCAAATAAAAGTTGATTTAAAACATGGCGTTGATCCAGAGGTAGACACTACATTCAAAATGACATCTGATGAGTTTTTTGAAAAACATATATCACAAAAATATGACTTTATATTTGTTGATGGTTTACACGTTTTTGAACAATGTTATAGAGACATAGTTAACTCTTTAAATCATTTAAATGATAATGGTACAATCATGGCACATGATACTAACCCATCATCCGAAATAGCACAAAGACCAGTAAGGGAATCTGATAGCTGGAATGGTGACGTTTGGAAAGCAATTTTAAAATTGAGATTAGAAAACGAAAATCTTGAAATAGTAACTGTTGACACTGATGAAGGTTGCTCCCTTATGAGAAGAGGTAAACAAAAATTATTAAATCCAAAAGCTGATGTAAATTCCGAAGATTTATATAACTATGAAGTCTTTCAACATAATAGACGAAAAATTTTAAATATGATAAGCGTTTCTGAGTTTAAAGAAAAGTTTCTTTCATGACAGAAATTATATTTAAATCTTTATTTGTTAAAAATTTTCTATCTATAGGTAAAACGCCTTTAGAGCTATCCTTTTCAAAAGGAATAAATCTAATTACAGGTGAAAATAAAGACAAAGGTGGGAAAAACGGTATTGGAAAAAGCACCATAGCTGATTCCATTTTTTGGTGTTTATTTGGAAACACAATAAGAGAGCTTAAAAAGGAAAATATACAACATAACTTAAGCAAAGATGAATGTTTTGTTATTTTAAATTTTGATATTAAAAATGTCAATGGTACAACAAAAAATTATCAAATAAAAAGAACACTAAATCCAGCAAAAATAGAAATTTTATGTGATAAACAAGATATTACACTATCAACATTACCTAAAAATGATGAATTTATTGTAAAATTAATAAACGCAAACGAAGAAGTGTTTAATAATGCTGTAATAATGTCCACGAACAACACTATACCGTTCATGGCACAAAAAAAGACCGAAAAAAGAAAATTTATAGAAGGCATCTTACAGTTAAACATTTTTGGCGAAATGCTCTTAAAAACAAGATCTGAATATAATGATACTAAAAAACAAAATGATATAGAATGTAATAATTTTATTAATTTACAAAAAAGTTTAGAGGTTTTTGAACAACAATTCAAAGTAGAAAAGGAAGATAAAGAAAAAACATTAAAAAATTGGGAATACACGATAGAAAGTAATCTTGAAAAAATCCAAGAATTAAAAAATAATAAATTTCCTGATATTGAAGAAATAGAAGAAAAAATTGATAAATTAGAAACTGAAAAATTATCTGTATTAAAACAAATTTTAAAAAAAACAAACGCTGACAGTTCCGAAAATAATTCAAAAAAATATACATTAATAGCTGAAATTAAAAATTTCAATAAAGAGAAACAAAAAATTTTAGATAAAGGTAATACTTGTCCAACGTGTAATCGTGAATATTGTAAAGATGATATAGATGTTATTAATGATAAAATAAAAGAATTAAATAATTCTGTAGAGGAACATGAACTTCAATTAGAGGAAGTCAACAAAACAGTTTTAAGCTTTCAAAATAAGGTTGAAACAATAGAAGATGGGATTGATAAAGTTGAACTTAAAGTTAAAGAACTTAATAAATTTAAACAATCAATTGCTATTAATAAAAATAAAATACATGAATTAGAAAATCACAACAAAATAGCTGATTATCAAATTAAAGAAATACAAAAAAGAAAAAATGTATCAAGTATTAATGTTGATAACTATAAAAAACAAATAGAAGAAAAGGAGGTTGAATTAAAAGAAATTAAAAAAGAGCTTTCAATACTAGATTCTGTAAAATTCATACTTTCGGAAGATGGTGTTAAGACATATATTGTTAAAAAAATTATAACATTTTTGAATGAAAAATTAAATTTTTACTTACAAAAACTCGAAACTCCATGTAAGTGTGTATTTGATGAAACCTTTGAGGAAACGATATACAATGAAAGCGGAAAAGAAGTTTCTTATTTTAATTTCAGTGGAGGGGAAAGAAAAAGAATAGATACTGCTATTTTATTTACATTTCAAGATGTCTTGAGGTTCCATTCTGGAACCTCATTTTCTCTAAACATATATGATGAGCTTTTTGATTGTGCTTTGGATACTAAAGGCACTGATAAGGTACTGGATATATTAAAAGAAAAAACAAACAAATATAACGAGTCCATTTATATAGTTTCTCATAAAAACTCCGAAATATTAAACATTGAAAATGTTATATTTTTAGAAAAACATAACGGCGCAACGATAATAAAACATTGAAATTTCTCAATCTACAAATAAATTTATAAACAATATGGCATTAAAAATTAAAGAAGAATCAAACTCTAACCAAAACGAAAATATGGCTTATAAGTACGTTCCAATTACAACCGGAATACCGTACCCACCAACCATAATGCCGTTTGGTATGCCCACAAGCTATTATTATGCCGCATACAATCCGGTAAGAGTACCCGCACCACCAAAATTAGAAATGCCAGAAGCTAATTTACCAAGAGCTATAAACTATTACGCAGATTATGGTGGTTGTGGTTTTTGGAGAATGATCTGGCCTGAGTTTTTGATGAATGTATACAATAAAGCATGTATGTCCGGATTAACTCAAATGATATTGGATTTACGCTTTTATAATGGGATTAAAGCAATCAGAATGCAAAGACAAGCAACTCCGGTACAAAATAGTTTTGTTAAAGAATTAAAAAAGGCTCAAAAAGAGCTAGGATTTAGATTAATCTATGAAGTAGATGATATTGTTTTTAAAGATGATATTCCCGACTATAATCGTTGCAAAGAAGCTTTTGTTGATCAAAGTATAATTGATAGCATATTGAGTATAATGCAAGAAATGGACGAAATCACAGTGACATGTGATTATATGAAAGAATACTATCAACATAAAACTGGTAATAAAAATATTACGGTTATTCCAAATTACGCTCCAAAATTTTGGCTTGATAGATTTTATAACAAAGAAAGAGTTCAAAAATTATACGAGAAAAACAAAAAACGACCTAGAGTTTTGTATTCTGGCTCAGGAACACATGTTGATGTATTAAATAAAACAAACTTTAATGATGATTTTTCACATGTTGTAAATGATATAATTAAAGCTAGAAAGAAATTCAAATTTGTCTGGAAGGGTTGCTTCCCATTAGCCGTTAAACCATATATAGACAATGGTGAAATGGAATTTATCAATTGGTCATCACTACATGATTATCCTAAAGGTTTAGTTGATACGGAATGTAACGTTGCCTTTGCCCCATTAATTGATAACGTATTTAACAGATCAAAGAGTAATATTAAAATGATAGAATCTGGAGCATTAGGAATGCCTGGAGTCTATCAAGACATGTGTACATATAAAAATGCTGATTTAAGTTTCAAAAAAGGATCAGATTTGATTGATCAATTAGAATATTTAACATCTGACTTTGGTAGGTATATGAATTTTTCAAACAAATCAAGAGCTTTTGTTGAAACCATGTGGTTAGAAGATCATTTGGATGAATATGATGCCTTGTATTTTACCGATTTCGGTTCCAAAGAAAGAAATATCAAATCTCCAATCTTGATACAAAATAATCCCGATCAAAAAGCTTGATTAAATACCATATGATGCCATAATAACAATATGGCTTATAGAAACGTTTATTACGATCACAGAGCAGAAGCTATTCACCTGTGGACTTGGGATGATATGGGTAATAGAACAAAGGTATTATCATCATTTGAACCATTTTTGTATGTAGAAACGAAAGACGCAACGGATGCGAAATCTATTTTTAACACACCGTTAAAAAAAATGTCTTTTCGTAATCAAAAATTAAGAAGAGACTTTGTTGACCGCTCAACAATTAAAAGATTATTTTATAATTTATCAGTCACTCAACAATTTTTATTACAATCTTATAAAGATTCGGTTGATAATCCAGATTTTGGTTGCTTTCCACTAAAAATATTCTTTTTGGATATTGAAACATATGCAACCGATCACTTTTCAACACCAGAAGCAGCAACTGATCCTATAAATCTTATCACCATATATGATTCTATTGAAAATAAATATTACACATGGGGATGTTCCGAATATTACGATATAAATGATGATGTAATATATACTAAATGCAAAAACGAAAAGGATCTTTTGAAGAAATTCATGAAATTTTGGAGAAACGATCCTCCAGATATAGTTACTGGTTGGAATATTCATGGATATGACATTCCGTATATAATAAACAGACTTCCTCAAATTTTTGAGGATGATTATAATCAAAAATTGTCTCCAATAGAAAATATATGGATTCATAAAAACGCTAAACTCAATAAATTAGGAAAATCAATTGATAGATGGTATATCGCTGGTGTCAGTATCATTGATTACATGGAATTATATGAAAACTTATGTGGTGGTAAAAGGGAATCCATGTCATTGAATTATATTTCCGAATACGAACTTGATGAGTCCAAAACAGCGATTGGAAGTACATCCTTATCCAATTTAGCTGACCAAGATTGGACTAAATTTGTTGAATATAACATCCAAGACGTTAGACTAGTTGTTGCATTAGAGGAAAAATTAAAGTATTTAAAGCTCATTAGAAACTTAGCATACAAGGGTTTTATTCCTTTTGAAAAAGGAATGGGAAAGGTTGCCATGATTACTGGGGCAATAGCACATGAGGGATTGAAACAAGATTTAATCATACCAACATTCACACATGATAACATAAAACAAGACTTTGTGGGTGGCTTCGTCTACGAACCAATCAAAGGACTGTATGAAGATGTTGTAACATATGATGCAAACAGTCTATATCCAAATACTATCATTACATTGAATATTTCCACAGAAACAAAGATTGGAAAAATAATAAACAAGACTAATGGAAAAACAAAAATAATGTCTATCGATGGAAATGTATCCGAATTAAATGATACTGATTTTGAAAAAATTATTGAACATGAAAAGCTATCAATAACAAAGGCTGGTGTTTTATATTCACAAAAATTTAAAGGTATAGTTCCAACTTTTATTGATCGTCTATACAAAGAACGAGTGGTAGCAAAAAACAAAATGTTGGAAGCAGAAAAAAAGTTAAAAAATGCAAAAGATCCGTCAGATATTAAAAAATTTAAACAAGAAGTAAATGATAATGATTCATTATCTACTGTATATAAAACCTTTTTAAATTCTATATATGGTGTTTTTTCAAACGTATATTCACCCTTATTTGATATTGACCATGCGGAAAGTGTTACACTTTCAGGTCAAGCGGTTGTTAAAAAAGGACCAGAAATAATTTACAATTACGCAAAATCACAAGGCTTTTGTGGTAAATTAGAAGATATATTGATATATCAAGATACAGATAGTGAATTCTTCTCTTTCAAACATATTTTTAAAACCAAAAGCATTAATTTAACACATGATCAAAATAAAATTACAAAAGAAGCGCATGAGTTAATTGAAGAATATGGTGATGTTTTAAATAAAGGAATAAATGAATGGGCTAGAATGGAGTTTAGATCCATAGACCCTCGTTATATGTTCAAAAGAGAAAAAATATGTGATGTTGCTCTTTTACAGGCTAAAAAGTTTTATGTTTTACATATTCTAGATAAAGAAGGTATTGAAAAAAATGAGTTTGAATATAAAGGAATTGCAATTGCACAGGCAACGTTTTCAAAAGAAGTAAAACAATTACTAAGAGGAGTTGTTGAGTCTGCAATTCTTTCAAAAAACAGAACCGAAGCACTCCATATATTTCATGATGGCTATGATAAATTTTGCAAAATGAGTGTTGAGGAAATTTCTACTAGAAAAAAAATTAATAATTACGAAAAATGGAATAATACTTCTTTAAAAGATGGAGATTACGAAAAGGGAACTCCGATACAAGTTAAAAGTGCTATGAATTTTAATAAAGCATTAGAGAAACTTAATATTGAAGACAAATATCCAAAAATAAAAAGTGGTTTAAAGATAAAATATTTTTATTGTAAAAAAAACTTATATGGTTTTGAAACAATAGCCTTTGGTGATTATTATCCTAAAGAAATAGAAAAAGTTGTTAAACCAGATTATAGGTTTATGTTTGAAAAAAATGTTATTCCAGTAATAAGTCGAATTTTTTCAGTAGTTGGATGGCCATTACCAGCGGTTGGTTGTGAGGAAGCAACTGATTTAATAAAATTATTTTCTTAACATGACAAACGATCTAGATGTAACTATACAAAAATTATCAGAAGAATTTAAAAATAGAGATATTAAAAATATTTCTATTGAAGAATTTAAAAAATCAATGATTGAGCTTTATGATTTATATAAACATATATACAATCCTACAGATATTTTAAATATGGAACGATCCAGCTTAATAGATAAAGTACTGGATTATTACAATGAAAAAACAAATAACTCTAAAATTAAAATTAATGAAAAAAGAAAAAATTTAAAAAATTTACCTTTTTTTAAAAACAAACCATATGTCTGTTCCGCACCGTGGACATCATTGAGATTTGAGTTTGGTGGAAAAATGACTGTTTGTTGTGTAAATGATTATTACAGTTTAGGTGTATATCCAGAAACAAAACCAACAGATGCTTGGTTTGGAGATAAAATTAAAGGATTACGAGAAGCATTAATGAATTTTGATTTTTCAAAAGGATGTCAAATTTGTGAAAATTTTATATTAAATAATTCCGAAGATATTTCCGTAATTGCATTACAAGAAGAATTAGGTTTGGGTAAACATGTAGATAAATCATTTCCTTCACAGTTAATTTTTCAATTACATAATACTTGTAATTTAGAATGTATAATGTGTGGAGGTAGATATTCTTCATCAATTAGAAAAAATAGAGATGGTTTACCTGCATTTTCAAATGTCTACGATAAAAACTTTTTACAAGATATTTTAATTTTTATTAAAAATGCAAGAATTATTGAATTTATAGGAGGTGAACCATTTTTAATTCCAATTTATTATGATTTGATGGAATTAATTGCGGAAAATAACCCAAGTTGCAAGGTCGATATAATATCAAATGGCACAATTTACAACAACAGAGTAGAACAAATTTTAAAAAAACTATTAAATGTTGAAGTTCATGTTTCATTAGATTCTATTAATGAAAAAACATATTCTTTTATAAGAAGAAATGGTAATTTAAATGTGGTATTATCAAATATTGAAAAATTTAAACGTATAAATAAAATGGGATCTATTGCCATTTGTCCAATGATTCAAAATATTTACGAAATGCATAATATAATAAATTTTTGTGAAAAAAATTCTATTAGCATCTGGCTTAATACTGTAGAATCAACTTTAGGATTAGTCATGTATGAAGATATTTACGAAAATGGTAATTCTAAAAGACCAAAAGAGTCAAATCCACTTAAAAATTGCACAAAAATACCAGAATTTAGACTTAGATTTCTATCTAAAGAAGAAAAGTTTAATATTATTAAATATTTATCAAAAGAAAAATATTCTAAAGAATATCAAAAAAAATTAGATTCTTTAATAGAATATATTTCAAACACAATGTAAATTTTTTATTTGATGCCTTGATTTTTATATAAATTATGTTAAATTTATAAAGCATGAGTAATACAAACACAGAAAACACAGAAACAAAAAAGCTAATTGTAATCCTAGACACTGTAGGTCGCACCATTCTTGGTGAAAAGATCTGTTGTGAGGGGGAATGCAGTACAGAAACAAAAGTTAAAATTAAAAATCCAGTAATTTTACATATTGTTCCAGCTGATAATCAAGGAAAAATGTCGGTTCAACTTCTACCATTGTTTTTCAGAGAGTTCTTAGCTGATAAGACTGGTGATGTTGTTTTTTCATACGATAAAACAAACATCGCATCCACTGATATCGATGCTATCGACTTCAGATTGCAAGGACAATACTCTCAAATGTTTAATCCAAACAATGTTTTTGTTGGAAATCAACCACAATCACCAAATACTGGTGAACCACCAAAGGTTGTTGACTTGTTTGACGAGTAGAAATCAAATATATAAAAACAAAAACCCACAATGGCATTGACTGTTGTGGGTTTTTTGTTATTATAGGGTATATGGCTAAAACAAAAAACATAGAACAAACAGAAGATTCATCACAAACCTCTGGAAATATCGATGATGCATTTAAAATCCTTGATGACTTAAATCCAGAAGCGGCTTTTCTTTCAGAAAACTCTCTATCTAATGTTAATGAATGGATAGACACTGGTTCTTTGGCTCTAAATGCAATTATTTCAGGTTCTTTATATGGGGGAATCCCTATTGGTAGACTTACTGGTTTTATTGGGCCAGAATCTTGTGGAAAAACATTAATGGCTAATAAGATTATGGCTAACGCTCAAAAGAAAGGTATGCATGTAGCGTATTTTGATACAGAGGGTGCATTGGATCAAGAAACAGCACAGCGTTTAGGATGTGATTCTTCTAAAATTAAACACGTACCAAGTGAAATGACTGAAAGTTGCAGAAATCAAATTGTAAAATTTTTAGATACGGTTGTTGAAAAGAAATTACAAGGAAAAGTATTAATAGTTATTGATTCTTTGGGTAATTTAATTACAGCACAAGAAAAAAAGAAAATCGAAGAGGGCAGCGATACTCCCGACATGGGAAATAGAGCAAAAGCATTGAAATCTATGATGAGAGCTATCACACATGCTGCTAGTAGAGCAAATTGTCCAGTTATTTTTACCAATCACGTTTATGAAGATCCATCGCAAATGCATCCTTCCGCAATTAAGAAGCAAGCTGGTGGATCTGGACCACTGTACATGGCATCTGTTATCATTCAAATGGCTAAAAAAACAGAGAAATCTGGTGATAATAAAAATAAAGACGCAAATGATACGATTGCGCCAATGGCAAAGGATATTAATGGTCTTACATTAAGAGCGTTTACAACAAAAAATCGATTTGTTCCACCATTTCTTGAGATTGAGATGTATTTAAACTTTAGAACTGGTCTTAACAAGTATTCAGGACTCCTAGAAATGGCCGAAGGTTACAATGTTATCGAAAAGAATGGTCATAGATATGTTTTAGCTGGAGAGAATTTGGGCTTTTATAAAGAATGGAAGGATGATGAAACAGTTTGGTCTAAAATATTACCATTACTTGAAGATAAATTAAAAAAAGAATTGATGTTTAAAAATGAAAGCTAATAATGATAGAACAAGAAATACCATTAGATCTTGATTATTTTGAGAAAATAATTATATACAATTCACTTTTTGATCAAACTTACCTTGAAGCTATAATTGATTTTGTAAATCCTATTTATTTTAAAGATAAAAACATTAAAGAAGTAATGGGTTTACTTAAAAATTTTTATCTTAACTATAAATTTTTACCAAATCATACTGAATTAAAATCATGTCTAACGACACAAGAACAAAAAAATTCTTTCAAAGAACTTGTTCTGTCTTTTAATTCAATTGACAAAAAATACAACAAAGAATTGTTATTAAAAAACACTGAAAGGTTTTTAAAAGAAAAAGCAGTACTTCAGACAATTAAAGAAACATCTATTGATGCTAGTTCAGGTGAAATAGATGCTGGAAAAATACTTAAAAAGTTTGAAAATGCTTGTGGAGTATCTTTAACGACAAATATAGGATTTAATTACTTTGAAGAGATTGATAAACACTGTAAAGATCTTACTGAAGTATTTAATACAATATCTTCGGGGTGGAAATGGCTTGATAAACACATTGGCGGTGGTTTTATATCGGAAGGCAGGGCATTATATGTCTTTTTCGGAATAACAAATGTTG